TAAAAAGGGAGGTTTTAGCCTCCCTTGTAGTGAATTAAAAAGCTCCTTCGGTTGTTTTTCCTTTTAGTGGCTTAACCTTTTCATCTGCCACCTCCGCCGGTTGCTCTTTAGGTTGGAAGGTGTCAATCGCTTCCTTAACTAAAACGCTTTCTTCTAACTTGAGTGCGCCAACTGATTGAGCCTTTAAGGCTACCTGTACTAAAATGTTTAGTGCTTCGTTTTCTGTCATGATTAAAATGGTAAATCTGTTTTTGATTCTGTTAATTGTGTTTCCGCCGGTGCTACATAATCATTCACGTAGATTTTAAAGTCCGGTTGCTTTTCATCGGTCTTATAACCATTCACCCACATCGAGTATCTAACCCCATTGATTGCAAAATTAATTACCTCACCTTTTGCAGTCTGTCGCTTCCAAGCTCCAAAACTGATTTTCTTTTCCTCTGTCATAGTTTTCAAATTTATGTAAATTATTTATTAATTTCTAATTTTTTAGCATTTAATGTAGCCTTGAATGTAGCGTCTAAGTGAAACATCGGGTAGGCTTCCCAAATTTGTTTCAATCTTGCGCTATCGGTAGCCATTCCGGTTTCTGCAATAGCCACTTTTAAAAGGTTAGCCATTTGCACCGCTTCACCACCGTTTGATTTTAATACCGGAGCTGGTGGAATAGTAGTCGAAATTTTATCATGTTGATTAGTCGCATCGCTATCTTAGTTGTCATCAATCGCAAACATACCATTTAATGAATACTTTCTAGCGTATGACCCACAAGCTCCGGAAATTTGAGAAGCATCCATTCCTTTTTTACTTTCTTCTTCTCGTGCAAAGGCATCTATTGACCATCTATCCACCCCATCGGTAATAATTGAAGTTGCTTTTATGTAATACCGTTCACCAATGTTTACAACTTCATCCGTAATTGAAAGGTAAAGACCATGCTTTTTAAGGTGTGGTTTAACCGCTTCTAAGATATCCTCACATGACCGGTAGTTATAATTGCCAAAGTTATTTCTTTGACCTTTAGGAGCTTTTAATTCACTCTGAATTAAGACTAGCTTTTCGATTAGGTTTTTCATCTTATAAATTTACAAATTCATTATTTTGAAAATACCATTCCTCTGATTCATCAAATTCATTAATAAATTCAATTAGCGAAAATTTAAACCATCGCTTTAAAACGATTCCTGTTTTTCCGATTGTTTGCACATCAATCCCCTGGGGATTAGCTAGAATTTTTACTTTGTTATCCATTGTAGTAATTTTTTAAAAGTTGTTTGAGATTTATTTTGATTTGATTTAAAGATTATTTGTTCTTCGTAAAGCTTCATATATTGAAGCCTTGACTTTTCAATAGGTGTTAATTCCATGTTTTTAAAATAGTTATTAAATACATAGTCAATATTCCAAATAAAAAGCCTATTACAATGGTAAATACAATTAAATACTTTTCCATTTCGTAATTTTTTATTTTTTTCATTTTTTTAAGTATGAAAATGATTTGTCTAAATAAATAACAGAATACTCATCACAAAAATCAAACCCATTAAAAGCTACATGAAATTGAATAAGTTTACCGTTTACGTTTAATTCGTTTTCGCTTCCTGTTGCAAATTCTTTAACGCTCATATCCATTGAATGAACAAAATCAACTAATTCAATTTGTCTTTTTTGTATTCCTACTGTGTCTGTGTTGAATGTGTAAGTTTTCATATTATTTCCTTTTGTTGTTGAAACAAATATAAGGTCATTCGATAAAAGAATTGTCATAGAATTGTCATAAATAAAAAAAGAGTAGCCAAATTAATGACTACCCTTAAAACAAACAACAATGAAAAAATTAATTAGTCACCCTTTTGACTATTACTGCAATACCGACAAACAAAAGTAATAAATAAAACGAGTATTTGTAGAAGGAGTTTTTAACAATTACCTCCTTTGTTTTCGTTATCGTCTTAGTAATTGGAACTATAATCTCTTTAGGCTTACAAATACCCTTAACACGAATATACTTATCGTTAAACTTTTCTATCGTGATAGTCATTTGCTCGGTCGTGTCGTGAATTGTCACAATTCTATCATTAAATGTGACAATAGTATCTAGTTTTATAATAGCCGGAACGATGACCGTATCTTTTACAATTACCTTTTCGCTAAATCTACTAGAAGCGCACGACGCAATTAGAAGCGATATAAGAAACGATAATAATAATGCTTTGTTATTTGTCATCTTCTATTGTAAAGTTTGTTAGGAACTTCCCTATCACGCCACAAGCTATCGCAACCATCGCCACCCACTCAAAACCTGCGTATATTGTAAAACCTGCGACCATTGTACTACAAGCCAAAAGCGTATCACCTAACTTACGAAAGAATTTCGGGGTAGGTTTCCAATAATTTGCTTTTAGTTTGCTCACATTCATAAATATACTTTTAGTATATAATTGACAAGGTCACTATTTCGTTAGCTGATATTGCCTTTTGAATTTCTCTAGTTAGCTGACCTTCCATCGTGCCTTGAATCCAATTTCTTATTTTTCCAAACGTAGACAATTTGTCTACAAACCGATTTTTTGTAACTAATACGCAACCATCCGTATTTAAGTGGGTATTCCCTCCATGTATTCGTATTCCTGCAAAGCCTTTAACATTCAAAACCTCCGGCATTAATCGCTTAAATCTATTACTTATAGATAAAATTACTCGATAGTCACCGGAAGCGATAGCCGTTTTTCCGTAAATCTTTTCCTGAGCTATTTCACTAGAGCTTTGATTCTGTTTTAATTTACGGTCGTAATCTTCAAGCGTATAACAAAAGAACTTATCATTTATAAACATAGTTCCTAACGTTTCCGTATCGCTAAAAAACTCTCTTTTAACTGTTATTTTCATAATATGTAAAATTAAATGCTAGTAATGTGTAAAATTACACGAAAAGCATAGATAATAATGCTATAAATATTTTAGGAAGTCGGGATGTAATAAGCATCAATCGCAACGCCTGATGCTTGTTCATTCTTCATTATTAGCTGAATACCAAAGATAATCGCGCTTAAGTGGTCTTCGGAGCGGTCGCCCATTTCATACTTAGCTAGGTGTCGGTGCAAACTTTCTAAACTACTCTCATCCGGTTGCCCTTTTTGCCAGTTATTCTTTTCGTATTTATTAGCTCCCATTCTTAATAAATACCCATATCTTAAACGAACGTAAGCGTCTAAATGACTAGGCAAAGGTTTGTTTTCGTCATCCCTTTGACTTCCGCTTTCAAATACTCTGCTCATTTTTGTATTAATTTTCTTAATGCCATAACCACTTCTTGAAGTTCCGCTTCTTTTATTGCCTTGAGTTTCATCAAGCCTTTAATCTTTTTATTTTCAATTGCCTTTTGCTCTAGTATCTCCATGTAACTCATAACCAAGATATTTTACTCCCGAGATTCATAGGCAAAAAGATTGCCGTTTTTCCATCGATAACTATTCCGCATCCTAAAGTAGGTTTCTTTGCATACACTTTGCCGTAAGCCATTGCATAGCTTCTAACATCAATACCACAACCGACATTCATTCCGAAAATAATATCTCTATCGGAAGCTGAATAACTTACCCCACCGAATGAATGTATGTGACCTATTACGGTTGATTGCCTATTATCTCTAGCTCTATTAATTGCACCTTGCGCACCACTTGAGCCAGTACCGTGAATATACATGACATTATCAATTTCATGATTATAAGCCCACTTCCACCCTTCCGGATAACCTAGCATTTCATTGTAGGTTTTAAACATTGATTTGGGAAGTCCGGCAGTTTGAAGCTTACGAGTTGGAAGGCTTGAATGGTTACCTATACAACCATACACATTTGGAAATGCTTCGTGCCATTTAACGTGGTCTTTTCTTGCAAGTTCTAATTCATTACCGGCACTTTCACCATCGGGGTCTGATTCATGGTAACTAATCGCATGAAAATCCGTATCGTCACCAATATCGACAACCGTGCTAACTTGAAATTTATTGAAAACTTCATATACAAATTCAAAATAATCGGGGTGTGTGAATGGAGCGTGTCGGTCACCTATGATTCCGACAACATTAGAATTACGAAAAGATTTAATTAAATCGTATTCGTTAGAATTTAAACGGGGTCTATACATTTGTTTGTTTTTTTAAACAAAGATAATTATTTATTAAGAAAAAAAAGGAATGTTAAAAAAGTGCAGGAAATATCTTCTTTATAAACTCGGCTATTTGCCAACCGCCTGTAATACTTACACCTATTAAAGTGTAATAAACGTACTTGAATTTATTTTGAATTTCGACAATATCCTTTGCGTTCTTTGCGGTTTGTGTTTTCAAGCCTTCCCCGAAATATTCACTCCCCAAAATAGCATCTTCAATTGTTTGAACTTTATGAGTTAAATTTCTAAGCTCATCAAATACTCGTTCTAAGGTAGCCGTTTCTTTCTGAGTCATAATCCATCAATCAAAGGATAATCACTTGGCACGGCGCATCTATCGGCTACATACGGCAAGGCTAGAGAGATGGTAGCTTGTACACCGGCTACTAAATCGCTTAATCTTTCGGTAAAGAAGTTTACGTTCACGCTTTGAGATAAAGTAAAGTCAAAAGTATCGCTTCTAAGTTGTGCTATTATGTCTTGACAAATAAGCATTTGGTCGCTTATCACGTCGTCTTCATTCTTTTCATCTTCAAAAACTAAGTCTGCAAAGATAATTGACAATGAAAGGTTAAAAGTTTTTCCGCTAACGTTTGAATTTTGTATAGTACAATACATTAAGGGATAAGTAATAGACTTACTTTCTCCGATTTCCCAAACGTCACCCCAACCAAAGTCATTAATTTGCTTGTGGTCGGTGGCTAAGTTATTTAGTAGCTTTTTTACTTCCTTTATTGTCATCTTTCACGGTGCTTAAATAAGTTTTCAATTTGAAAACATTTTTATTAGAATAATCTTTTGCCATTTAATCTCTATAATCTTTTCCTAAAGCTCCGAATTGACTTTGATACATATCCGAATAGTCTTTGTAATCTTTTGCAATGTCACCTAAGTACATACCGGTAGAATAGCTTGAGTTGTTAGGGTGTATAATATCCGAGCCACTTCCAGGATTATTATATAAAGGATAATCGACTATGTTTTCACAAAGGTAGTCCGTAATCCTTTGAGCATACCATTCAGCTTTGCTTTTAAAGTTGCTCATAATGTCAAATAGCTCCGACAAGGTAGCCTCGTTTGAATTTTCACTATTCTTTCTAAGCACGTTTTTATTGGTCATCTTAAAGCCCAAGCTTAAAACCATTTCACTTGCAACGTACCAAGATATGCAATCGGTGATATAATAATCTAAAAGCTTCTTGTTTAGCACGGTCAAAGTGTCCGCTTCGATTTGGTCTTGCAATTCACGATATAATCCTGTACCTAAGATAGGCTCGATAAACATATCTTGAGTTTGCTTTATTGTTGGTCTTATAAGCTTAGGGTCTACATTGTCCTGCAATAATGACCTATCTTTTAAAGTGGTTTCGGAAATGAATAATATATTTGCGCTCATTACTTTTTAATTACTATTTGCTCAACCCAACGATGACGGCAATACGGTGTAGTTACTTGAGTTCTTGGATTAGTGTAAAACCCTCCGCGTCTTTGCCAAACCGAATAACCTAGCCTTTGGCTTATTTGCTGAATTTCGGCACGTGAATAAATACGGTCTAGATTTATTAGTCTTTCGCAAAACGGTCTAGTCGTAGGTATTACCGGCGCACCTAATCCTGGAGTTACCTCATAAGAATATCTTATCTGAATATCTGCTATCGGTCTACGCGCTGCCTTTTGTTTTTTACCTTCATCCGTAACCTCTCTAGAAATAACTTCGCTTCCATTATCATTAAAAGGCTTAACACTTAACAAGCCATTATTTTCTAATGTAGAAAGTGAACCAATAATTACCTGCCTATCTACTTTTAATGCGCTTATCATATCTTCAACCGTTGTCAAAGGATTTTTTTGCAATAAATCTAATATGCCGCTTTGTACGTTTGTGATTATAATATCTATTTCCGCAAATTCTTGGTGTGGTATAGGCTCAAAGTTGTCATCAAATTGCATTTTCCGCGACTTGATTAAACTATAATCGTTACGGTCATCCCCAAAATCTGCAAAAACTGATATTGCAAAGTCGTCGTCTTGTTCGCTAAATGCTTGAGCCGTTGCTTCAGGTAATAATGCGCCTTCAGTTTTAGGTGTTAAACCTATCAAAGCACGAATTTCGTTCGGTGTCATTGATTCTAAAACCTTATTAGCAACCAAAGGACTTAATGAATTTATTCCGTTAATTACATCTTGTTGTGAGCTTTCGGTTTTGCTTTCTAATATTGGTAAACCTAGTTTTTCCCTGATTTCGTCTTGGGTCATATTAGCCGAAATAATTGCTTCGCTAAATTCAAAGCCTATTGGTTCGGTTGGTTTAATATGAAATTCTGCCGTTATGCCAAACAATGGCAAAATATAACCTAACCAACGTTCTATAAATTGCTGCTTCCCATTTACATATGTGTTTTGAAATATCTCGTATGAATCCCTCATTTCTGTTCTATTACCTAATGCGCCTTCTTGAGAGATACCAAATAAAGAACTTGATGTTATACGATGACCGGAAAATATCTCTTGTTGTATCGTCTTATTTAGCATATCGAATTGCTTGTCTAAATCAGACGCGGACAAGTCAATAACGGTCGGAGCTTTCGCGGGGTCATTATTAAAATTAATTATAAATTTACCGGCGTTCTTTTCACCTGCAAATTTATCCTTTACTTGACGCTCTATTTTTCTTTGTTCTTCTTCGCTAGGAATACCATTGTTAAAAGATAGCATCTTCGAAGGCATCATTCCGTTATGAATAGCGTTCAAATGAAATTCAGAAACGGCGACATCAAGCTCGATGTAATTTAAAGCACCATGATAAGAA